CGCAATGGCTGTCAACGAAATGTTCGACGGCAAATGGCCAGCAGTCAGCATTAGATCCGGAGCAGCCGGCGCAGCCAAAGACATCAAAGCCAACCTCGAATGGCTAGAGACTTTTGATAATGTCGTTATCTGTTTCGACAATGATAAAGCAGGGCAGGAGGCAGCACGGTCGGTATTAGACCTGTTCACCCCCAACAAGGCCAAGAATGTCACGTTGCCTATGAAGGACGCAGGCGACATGTTGAAGGCCCGAAAGGTAGCGGATTTTGTAAAGGAGTGGTGGAATGCTAAAGCTTATCGTCCTGATGGTATTATTGCAGGTAGCGATACTTGGGATTCGATTATTGAGCAGCAAAATGTACGGTCTATTCCGTATCCGTGGGAATGCCTCAACGAGTACACCCACGGCTTCAGAGAGAAAGAACTCGTCACTATCACCAGCGGCTCAGGCATGGGTAAGTCGCAAATAGTCAGAGAGTTGGAGCATTACCTGTTAGGCGCTACGGAAGATAACATTGGTATTTTAGCACTGGAAGAGGACATTCCCAAGACGGCGCTAGGTATCATGTCAATCGAGGCCAACAAACAGCTACATCTTGACAAGACAGTAACACAGGACGAGAAGAAAGGTTATTGGGACAGGACGTTAGGCTCAGGGCGTGTCTACCTGTTTGACCACTGGGGCAGTACCAGTGAAGACAACCTGCTAGGACGCATCAGGTACATGGCTAAAGGATTGGACTGCAAGTGGATCATCCTAGACCACCTCAGCATTGTAGTATCGGATCAGGATAACGGCGACGAGCGTAAAGCCATCGACAGCATCATGACCAACCTACGCAAGCTGGTGCAGGAAACTGGAGTTGGATTATTCTTAGTGTCACACCTACGCCGACCGTCAGGTCAGAAGGCGCACGAGGACGGCGGTAAGATTAGTTTGGGAGAACTCAGAGGATCGGCGGCAATCGCGCAACTTAGCGACATAGTTATCGGTTTAGAGCGTGACCAGCAACATCCAGACCCAGAGACACGTAATACAACTTGCGTCAGAGTGTTAAAAAACAGGTTCGTGGGATTGACAGGGCCTGCCTGTTACCTGTATTATGATAAGGACTCAGGTAGAATGATTGAGACTGCCTGCCCTATATCGGATGACAGTAACGCGGAGTTTTAAATGCGGGAAATAGTATTTGACATTGAGACAAACGGCTTAGACCCTAGCAAGGTGTGGCTAGTATGGGCCTACGAGAGAGACACTAAAGAGTTTGTTCTGTTCTCCGGCGACACAGTCTCTACCTTTAGCCAGTACATAAAAGATATGGGAGAGTGCAAAGTAATAGGTCACAACATCATTGCATTTGACATACCTGTCTGCGAAAGGTTGTTAGGTACTGACTTTAGTAAGTGTGAAGTAGTAGATACATTAGTGATGTCACGGTTGTCACAGCCCTCAAGAGATGGTGGTCATTCCTTAGAGAGTTGGGGCGATAAGTTAAACTTTGCCAAGGGAGATTATGATGATTGGCTTAACTTTTCTCAAGCTATGGTGGACTACGGTAAGCAAGACGTTGCACTTAATGAACGTGTGTACCAGATACTGCTCAACGAACTTACTGGTTTTGGAAGCGAATGCCTTGTACTTGAGCATCAAACACAGGCGATTATTGCAAGACAGATTAAACGAGGCTGGACGTTAGATCAAGAGAAAGCCTTTATATTGTTAGCAGAGTTAAAGGAGAAGAAGTATGAGTTGGAAGACAAAGTGCATGAGGTTTTCAAACCGTTACCGACATTTGTCAAACAAGTTACACCCAAGATTAAAAAGGATGGTACGCAGTCTGTTGTTGGACTCAAGTTTCTTGGCGACGACTGGGAGAAGGTACAAGGCTCGTTCAGCCGCATAGAGTTCCCTGTATTCAACTTAGGATCACGACAGCAGATAGGTAGACATTTACAATATTACGGCTGGAAGCCCGACAGTTTCACTGAGAAAGGACAGCCCATCGTTGACGAGGCAGTGCTACGCAAAGTGAAAGGAATACCGGAAGCAGCTTTGATTGGTGAGTACCTGATGATCCAAAAGCGTATCGCGCAGGTGCAGAGCTGGTTAGACGCCGTAGAGGATGACGGTAGAGTACATGGTTACGTAAATGCTAACGGCGCTGTAACGGGCCGTATGACACACTCAAGCCCTAACATGGGTCAAGTGCCAGCAGTCTACTCGCCTTATGGCCGTGAATGTAGAGATGTCTGGACTGTACCAAAGGGTTACAAGTTAGTAGGTATGGACGCAAGCGGTTTAGAGTTGCGTATGCTTGCTCACTATATGGACGACGAAGGATACACGAATGAAATACTCACGGGAGATATTCACACGGCAAACCAGTTGGCTGCGGGCCTTGAAACTAGAGACCAAGCAAAGACTTTCATATACGCTTTCCTTTATGGAGCAGGGGACGCAAAGATCGGAAGTATCGTTGGCGGAACTGCAAAGGATGGTAAACGACTTAAGGAAAAGTTCCTTGCAAATACGCCAGCTCTTGGAAGACTACGAGAACGAGTTGGAGTGGCATCTGGAAGAGGCTATGTTCTTGGATTGGATAGAAGAAGGGTCGCTATACGATCAAGCCACGCGGCGTTAAACAGTTTACTCCAGTCAGCAGGCGCTATCATTATGAAGAAAGCCTTGTGTTTGCTTGACGAATATGCTACAATATGGGGTATAGATTATCATATCATAGGGAACATACACGATGAAATCCAGACAGAGGTCAGAGAAGAGAAAGCAGAGGTTTTCGGAAGACTCGCAACAAGCTGTGTCGAAGCAGCAGGACTTTTTTACAAGCTCAACTGCCCCCTCGCAGGAGACTACAAAGTTGGCAACAGTTGGGCGGACACCCACTAAAGGTAAATATTATAAGGATAACAAATCAGCGGTACAGGCAAGAGATGCCAAAAGAATGTGGGTTAACGGTGTTGAGGTTAAGAAGACACATCCACTGTACAAAGCAGGCAGATACAAAGGTTTTGAAGATGCAGCCTTTAGTTCCTTAGAGAACTACAAAGACAACCCACAGGGTCAGGTGTATATAATCACGAACCCTGCATGGGAAGGTTGGGTAAAGGTAGGAATGGCTGTAGATTCGGAAGATAGATTAAAGAACTACCAAACATCATCACCCTTCAGAGACTACACGTTGTTGTATACCTACGATGTAGACGACAGGAGAGCAGCGGAGTCAGCAGCGCATGTAAGGCTGGCAAAGGAGTGCGACAACATCAACGAGTGGTTTAGGTTACCAGCCGCTATAGCTAACGAAATGATATTGGAAGTGATACATGACTACTGAAAAAACAACGGATAATCTAGTAGACGACATCTACGCACTGATGGAAAGCAAGGATGCTGACCCATCTGTAGATGTAGAGAAGGAGATAGAGAAGTTTGGGGAAGGTGTGAAGGCGCTGATGCGTACAGAGTTTGGTCGGAAGAAGCGAGAGGATAACCGCAAGCTACGCTTGTCGAATATTGGCCGCACTGACAAGTACCTCTGGAATCACTTTAATGGCACAGAGAAGGAAGAGATACAGCCACACACCTATGTCAAGTTTATGTATGGTCACTTGATTGAAGAGATGCTGATCTTCTTGACACGAATGGCAGGACACACAGTAACAAATGAACAGAAGGTGTGTAAGGTAAACGGTATTGTAGGTCACATGGATTGCTCTATAGACGGAGTAGTTACAGACGTTAAGTCAGCCAGTAGTTTTGGCTTTAAGAAGTTTAAAGATGGTTCACTGGCGTTTGATGACCCGTTTGGTTACATTGATCAAATCAAAGCATACGCACACGCAGAGGGAGAGACTAAGTTTGGCTGGTTAGCGATGGACAAAGCCAACGGTCATTTGACTTATCTAAAGTATGACCTAGAAGACAAACAATCTCCTGTCTATGAAATACTCAAGGCACCTATTACCGAAAGGATAGAACATGTAAAAAAGCTAGTAGAGCAGCCAGAACCAACGGAGTGGTGTACCCAACCAGTGCCAGACGGCAAATCAGGAAATACAAAGCTCTCTATTGGTTGCTCTTATTGTCAGTTCAAAGACCACTGTTATCCAAATTTAAGAGTCTTCAACTACGCTTACGGGCCAAAGTATTTAGTCAACGTAGTTAATGAGCCACGGGTAAGGGAGATTCTTTTAGATGAAACAGGCTTTTAGGTCAGGACTAGAGAAGAACTTATCAGAGAAGCTAGACGGGCAGTACAAGTTTGAACCATACGGGCTGCCCTACACTACACACAGGAAGTACCTACCGGACTTCGTACATGAAGACAAGGCAGTGCTGATTGAGTGTAAAGGATTCTTTAGAGTAGGTGACACACAGAAGTACACGGCTATCAGAGACTCAATGCCGGAATGGGAGTTAGTGTTTGTTCTCAGTAATCCACACAAGAAGGTACGGAAGGGTGGTAAGATAACAATGGGTGAGTGGTGTGACAAGCAAGGCTTTAAGCATTACACTATAGACACAGCCAAGGAAATGACCAAGTACATTAAAAGGAAGAAAGTCTAATGGCCTATACATTTGAAGAGTACAGAGAGGCTTTTCTCAGAGACAGTGATGAAGTGCTTATCTTAGAGACACTCAACATAACAAGTGAAGACTTACTAAACGCTTTTGAAGACCGACTAATTAGGCATAGAGAAGAGGAATTAGAAGATGAGCATTAATAACGCAACACCCCAAGACTGGGATAGACTACGCAAGCAGCACCCGCCAGTAGAAGCCCCTAAGCGCACAATAGACGAGTCTTTGATGACGGTTTATCTTGACATGGCAGAAGCCGAAATGAATCCCTTTGACGACGACGAGGAACAAGATGTTGTCAACAACCCTGACCACTACAATACAGGTAACATAGAATGTATTGATGCAATAGAGGAGTCCATGTCCAGTGTTGCATTTAAAGGCTACCTCAAGGGCAACTGCATGAAGTACCTGTGGCGTTATGACTACAAGGGCAAGCAAGTAGAAGATTTACAGAAGGCTCAGTGGTACTTAGCTCGCCTGTTAAATCAAGTAGTGTTTGAAAATGAGGAGAATAGCTGATGGCTACAGGTCAGACACACGGGGGCAAGGGTTCAACGACCCGCCCCACAGACAAGAAGAAGTATGAAGATAACTACGACGCTATCTTCGGCAAGAAGAATAAAGACAAACCTAAATCTAAGGATA